TGCCAGTGCGGTTTTTCCATATTACTCCAAGGCTGGCACTACAATCCATTGCAGGCTTGTGGTTACTTCATAAACGTGCCCTTCCGCAATATCGCCGGGGCATCGGATGTTCAAATCGGTTCTCACCCATCCTTGAAAAAGCGGAGTGAGTGCCGGATAGAAGCCATTAAAAGCCGTCTCAATAGCTGCGTTTTCCACGGATTGTGTGCCGAGCGGATTGACTACCTCTTCTCCAGATTGCGCCAAGCTAGGCCGTTTGCCGATGAGACAGAAAACGTAGCTTAGCGTCGGTTTCGGTTCGTTAATGATGCTGACGTAATTAGTCCCCGGCTTAATCGTTGCCTTTTGCTGATACGTAGTTGAACGAATACACGTCGGCTCTTTCGGCTGTGTGCCGAGAAGCCCGAGAAAGTTCGCCGTGATGTGCGCCGTGCTTCCATCGTCATACGTAATGTCTGCCGAGTCTACGCACATGTATTTGAAAACCTCGCGAGGCGTTCCGTGCGCTGTGTTAATCAGTCCGGCGAGTTGTGCAATGTCCCTGTCACTGCGTCCCGGCTTGAATACCTTTTCGAGATACGTTCTAGCGTTAGACGATGCGACTTTATATACCCGCTGCCCCTCGTCAAACCCGCCGCCTTTGGTCCTCGTGAATGATGGTCCGGCCTGCGGTAAAATTGTTAAAGTCCCGTGTCGAATGTCCATAATGTTACGCTACGGTCAAACGCTGGTTGAGCTTTGTCATTTCCTTCTCGATTTGATCTAGCAAATTAGTCTGCTTTTTAATCTCATCGCTATCTTTTGTCTTTTCAGCCTTTGGCATTTCTGGGGGGAGTGGCATAGGCGGTATTTTTTGTTTGCCATCACGCGCCGCCGCGTCTGCGTCTCTAATGTCCTGCCGCTTTTGCAGAATGCGTTTCGCCCGTGCCCGTGCGCGTTGTTCTCTTCGGTCTGCGCGCTGTGCCGCCGCTGCGCTTGTAGAGCCTCCCATGATGCGCTGTATTTGTTCATCCTGCACGTCTTGTAGACCTGACTGTGCTTCCGCTAGGTCTGCCTCCGCAACTTGCCTTTGTGCTGTTCCCTCGCGGGCTTTGTTCTTTTCGTCCTGCGCTTTTCTTACGCGCTCGCGAGCCAATGCCATGCGCTGATCAAGTGAAAGTGTCTCTTCCAGCTTTTCACGTTGTTTTTGCTGCGCCTTTGTGAATCGCTCCGCTGCTTCCGTGCGGGTTTTTTCGTCCTCTATCGCCGCCTTTTTAGACGCTATTTCGTCCAGTGCGTTTTTGCGCCTTTCCCATGCTGCTTTCTTTTCTGCGTCTGATGCTTTTTTCGCCTCCGCTAAATCTTTCGGGGCTTTGCTCACATCAATTTTTTCAGCGATTTCATCCGTTGCTTTTTTCGCAGCCTCAACATCGGATTTGTAAGCCTGCCATCCTTTTGAAGCTCCCGAAAGAAATGCACCGACACGGTTAATCAATCCGTCCTTTGCCGCCGTTCCAACTTCTTCGATTTTGTCAGTGAGATTATCAAGTGCCTTTGCGTTATCCTGCTCAATAACTCCGCTTACTTCCTTCATTGCGGACTTGATTTCTTCGGAACCGGCTTTCATTCCGCCGACTAGCTTGGCGTTTTTAACGCCTAGGATATCCATTGCCGCCGCCGTTTGTTGTGTTCCCCCTCCAAGTTCACGAACGCCATCTGACAGCTTGAAGAAAAGGTCAAGCGTGTTGCTGTTAATCACTTCTGACGTTGTGATTCCAAGCTCCGCGAATTTCTTCGCAGCGTCCTCGCTTCCGTTGCGCACTGCCGCTTGCGCTTGCACTAGGTTCAACATTGATTTCCGCAACGTCTCAACGGAAACGCCGCTTCCCATGAAAACCTTTTCAAGCCTGCTTAGTTCTTCAGCCGTGATTCCGATTTGGTCCTCCGCGTCAACAAGCTGCCCTGCCTTGCCTGCCGCGTCTGCCATTGCTCCGCCCAGACGCTTAATTCCTTCCGCTGCTAAATTGCCGCCGAGAACATCTCCGAAAATGCCCTTTGGCCCTCCGACTTGCATTGGCCTTTGAACATCTGCACGGAACTTTTCGACAGCCTGTCGCGCTGTCTGCATTCCTTTTTCAATCCCGCGTGAATCCGCTTTGAGTGTGTAAGTTAATCCCGGCATGTCATTTCTTGCGCTGTTCGCGCTCTACTATCTTTCGTGTTGCGGTGTCTATTTCTTTTCGGAAGCTACGGTCAAATGCCTCCATTGCTCCCGTCTCGTTCAATTTCTTATCAATCCACGGAACGCGGCTGGAAAGAACCGCCTCACCGATTGCGCCAATCATCTTAAACGCTCCGTGCGCTGGTGCGTTGTGTTTCGTGATCCACTTTGCGCGTAGTCCGTTCTTTCCGCCCGCCATGCGTCCGGCTGTTATCCATGCGGACTTTGTGAATCCGACTTGCTCGCGTTTCTGCCTGACGTATTCGCGCAGCTTTTGCGAGTCAGCTACAATCTTTTGACGTGCATTTTTACGAACGCGCCCGCCATAGCTTCCGCCCGTATATCTGTTGCTTTGGTGCCACTTTCCACCATCCCACGGAATAACGTCAACGCTCGCAAACTCAGCTTGCGTGCGTATTATCTTTTGCGCTCTATCAAGTCGCCCTTCGCTCACGAACCTTGTGAAAAGCGATGAGATAGAAACGCCGCCTTTTTCTTTTGGCGTGCGCTTTCCTTTCAAAAAACTTTTCAGTTTTTCCGGTCCTAGATACACGCGGCCAATGTCACGCGAAACAGCCGATTGCCCGAGATTGCGAGCGGCTAGGCTTTCGCCGTCAGGATTGCCTTCCGCGTTCTTACCAAAGTTTGCAACCGGCATCGTCCAGCTTGCCAAGTAACGCGCCATAGTCGGCGCACGGTCTTTCACAAGCTGATTCACGTCTTTTTTTGTGAGTTCAGCCAAGGTCCGCAGACTCTTTTGCATGTCGGCGGCATAAACGTCGCCTCTTACTTGCAAGTCACTCATGCCGGAACCTCCGTTAGCTCTTTCGCTTCGATGCGCTTAATCAACTCGTCCGTCTCGCGCTGGATCTCCGCGAGCATTGCATCGTCCACGATTCCAGCGGATTTCTTTTGCTGCCTTGCGATTGCCGTTCCTACAAGGTTTGCAATGCGGTTCTCCGCTTCGATTTCCTCCGCCGTCTTTTCAATCGGCTCATCGGTTTCTGCGATGTGCGAAACGTCGTCATACAACTCGCGAAGGCTCCAATACAGCCAGAGGACTTGCGAAACCGGCCAACGGTATAGCAAATCGTCATACGATATTCCGCCTTTTGTCATGCGGAGTAATTGGCTGATTACAATGTGCGGATATGGCGCGTTTAGTTCCTTTGGCGTGCCGCTGGATTTCACGTCGCGGAGCCGAGGTCCGGACCAATAGCAGGCCTGCACGTATCTTCCAAACCGCTCGCTTTCCTTGTCCAAATCGAACGCTTCGCATTTTACGCGGAACGCTTCAAACTCTTCATCAGTCTCCGGAATGCCGAGGTCTAAGCACGGCTTTTCTTCGCTGCAAATTTTGGTTGCAATTTCGAGAAGCGCAAAGTCCGCTAGGTCGTCCAAGAAAACGAAGTCGTCTCCAAGTGCCTCTTTCAAAAGCTCCGCGTGAAACAATGACAACGGACGCAATACGCGACCCATGCACGAAAACTCGCCAGCGTCCGCACGCGATTGTGCGGTGTGTGCTATCTCATATCGGCTGAATTTGGCGAATGTCATTGGTTGTAAAAAAGAAGCCCGACCCGGTGAACAGAAAACCGAATCGGGCTATGATCGCCGTGAGACATGAACAACTCACGGGAAACAGAAGTCTTTTAGCTAGGGTTTTGTGCCGTCACCGTCAAGTTGGCGTTGCGCCTGAGCGTAAGAGCAAAAACCGCCGCGTCATCGTTTGTGTATGTGTGCGTGCAATCTTCGATTTGGTAATCGCCGTTGTAGAGCGAAGGCGTAACGCTGGCAAGTGTCACTTTTGAGCCGGGCGTCAAGTCTGCCGTGTTAGAGAACGCGGATGGGACTTTGATTGAGAAAGAAAGCTGCTCTTCGTAATCAAAACGCCGTTCCCCGACAAGGTTCCCGGATTCGTTGATGTCCTCGTTTTTGTTGCGATACTTTGGAGTGTAGGTGAACGGACCGACGATCCGGTAAGTTGTGCCTAGTGCCGCACCTTGCGAATCAAGCGTAATATTTGCGCCGGTCAGCGGTAGGGCTTTCAAATAGCCGAAAGAATGGGTAACGTCTGCCATAATACTTTCGTGCTTATGTCAAATCGTTACAATTCAGAGCATCCACCTCAAATTCGTAGTCCCGAATACGCAAGTTTTCCTCTACGTTTGGTGATGCCGCAATGAACCGCATGCCAAAAATTGTCAACCCAGTTGCGGGCTTGTAACTCCCGCCAGTCTGCCCTATTTCTGCAATCACGTCTGTGTATTCTGCCGCTTGTTTCAAGACATTTTCAATATACACCGGACGATTCGCAACAAGCGTTACGGATTCCGTAAGCGTAATGTTGTAATGATACCCACTGCCTGCCGAGACGCTGGAAATGGTGCGGTTTGTTCCGTTAAGTTGTATGATGTCGTTTGCCGCTAAAAATGTTGGAGCCGTTCCGGGGACTTCCCAGTCGAGCACGAACGATGCGCTGTTTGATGTGTGTGCGTTTACTTTTCCAATCCTGCGCGGGCGGCTAATGATGTTCTCAAACTCTGCCGCGTATTGGTCGATTGTTTGTCCGGTCATTTCCTCAGCTAGCCGAAAGCGAACAACGCAACGCTGCGGGCCTCGTATTAGTCCTCGCCTGTCTGGGTCTGAAAAAGGCGAAATGCTGCCCGTGAAAATTGCCAGATATGGCACGTTCACAACTTCAGTTTGAACGGAAGTCACAATGTCCACGCCATCCAACAACGGAGCGCGAACACCTTCAAGGTAATCGCGGAATGCAATCTCTAGTTTAGTTCCGAGCGTTTGGTAAGCCATTATACGTTCCGTGAATCAAGGTTGATTTGATGCGTGTCGCCGTCGGTCTGCGTTTGTCCGATGACACGGAAAACCTTTCCGTCGCTTACTCGGGTGATTAGTGCTCCGTGTGCAGGAGCCGTCGCAAGGTCGGTGATTGCAACTTCAATCGTTGCTGTGAATGATTCAACCTTTCCATAGACTTCGACTTGCTGCGTGTATCCTAGTGAGTTGAAATCACACGGCACGTTCCCGTTAACGCCCGGAAAGGTGAAATTGACCGTTCCGAAAACGTCGTTGCTTGTCTCCCATCCTGCGGCCATGAATGTGTCGAATCGCGCCATTTCTTTCTTGGTTTAGTCAAAACAAAGGCCGCACTCAGTTTCCCAAGTGCGGCCATGATGATTCCCCTTTTGTTTTATTCCTTTTCTGACTTAGGCTTTTCAGCCTCAGTCGAGCCGGTTGCGGCACATACCGGGGTCAGAGAAAAGCAAGCAATGCGTTTTCCGGCTTTTACCTTTCCGCGTGCGTCCATCACGGCTTTGCGGTGGACAACGCCGGGCTGGTCTGGTCCTATAACCAGTTTCGAGCCTTTTCCGTCAATTTCAAGCGTGATGAATTTCATGGATTAAGTTAGGCTGACTTGATGATTTTCAGTCGGCTGGAATCTCCGCTTGCTGCGCCGAACATGACGTTGAACGATGCCCACGGCGCGCGTGTTGCGCGGCTAATCCAGCGCGAGAAGCGGACGGAAAGCCCGAGCGAATCAATCGTTACAATGTCGTTGCTCTGCATGTCGTTCGCAACTCCGTCGTCCATTGTCGGCAGTCCGCTTGCGACAGCGATTGCCTGCGGGTCGCAAAGGAACCCGGTGACGTTCGCTTGCGCGCCAGTCCAGCGGTTGTTTTCGAGGATGCGGTCGAATCCATATGCGCCGCTCTCGCCAAGTGCAAACGAGTTGCGGTCTGTCGGGAGAATGCGTGCGACATAGCTGCCGTCGAGGACGAGGTGCTTCATGTCCAAATCCTTCCCGGCGGCGTAGAGCGTTACGAGGTCGTCAGTGCCGAAATCGGCTGCCGCTACAGTGAGCGCGGCTGCGCCCGTGACTGGTGCCAAGGCTGTATCCGCGATTTTGTAAGCAAGCTGCCGGAGGTTGATGTCGATGAGCTTCTGAAGCCGGAAGCCCTGCTGAAGTTGTGCGCTCGTCAGGTGAAACGAGACGGACAATTCGGAAGGCGTAACTGCGATATTCGACAACGTAGTGTCGCCGGATTCATAGTTGCTTGGGTCGGTTTGTGCGGTCGCTCCGGCGGTTGCTTTGGCGACTTGGACAACGGACTTCGGCGCGATTGTGTCGGCGGTGAAATCGGTTGAGTATGCGGACAAGAATGCAAGTTTGCTTCCGAGGACTGTGAGAACCCGGTCGCGTACTACATCCACTACGAGGTCGGCTGAGAGTGTGTTAGCCATGATGTTTTATTGTGTGTGTTGTTGTTGTTGGTTCTGCGTCCCTGTTTAGGAGAGCAAAGTCTTCTTGTTCTTTTGGAAAAATGCAAAACGCTCTTCTCCGGTGAGCGTAGCGTAATGCTCTTTAATCTGTGCCGAGGTTGTAAATTCCTTCTGGCCGTTTGATGCGGTGCCGCCTGCCGGCGCCTTAGCTCCGTAGCGTGCGCCTTGTTCACGCGCCTTTGCCGCTTCAATCTTAGCTTCGTCGCGCTCTTTTGTCAGTGCGTCGTTTTCAGCGGTGAGCGTTTCGAGCTTTGCGGAAAGCTCCGTGTTTTCGGCGTTCGCGGTTTCGAGATTTGCAAGCGTGTCTTTTGCTGCATTCTGCGCTGTTTCGAGTTCGGTTTTCTGCGCGGCAATAATAGCTTTCGCCGCCTCAAGTTCAGCGGTCACAGTCGAAAGCGATGCGTTTGCGGTTTCGAGTTCCTGCGTGATTTCTTCAATGCTCATTTGTTTTTGCGCGTTGTCAAATAGTCCGCCAGTTGAGTTGCTAGCTTGCGAGCCGTTGCCATGTTTCCGGTGAAATCCACAAGTCCGTTTTGCAACGCTTGTTCTCCCGTGAATACTTGGCCGCGCATCGAATCCATTCCGACTTTCTTCCGGTTCGTTTTTACGAATCCGGTAAATGCAGCGTTGATACTTTCGATGTGCGACTGAAACCAATTTGTTTCCGCTGCGGTAGGTGCTCGCATAGGCGTTCCGGCTGCTTTCAAATCACTAGCTGCGGGCGTGAAAATGTGTGGCGTGATTCCCATTGCCGCGAGTGCGTTTCCAAAGTCTAGAAACTCAATGCGCGTGCCGATGCTGCCAACCATTCCGCTTGCCTGAGCTACAATTGCCGATGCACCTGCCGCCAGGTAATACGCTGCCGATGCGCCGATTTCTCCGATGTATGCGATAACGGGTTTAGTCTGCCGTCCATCACGGACAGCCTGCGCTGCTTCCGGTGCTCCGATTGCGCTGCCGCCGGGCGAGTTGATTTCGAGCACGACGGCGGAAACATTCGGGTCGGACATTGCGCGGCCAATCTCTTCCGTCACCTGCCCGTAATCAGTCATGCCAAGCATCCGGTCGATTCCGGTTGTGTTTTGAGCGAGCACGTCGTTGACGTGGATGGTTGCGATTCCGTCGGACACGGCGTAATCTTTGCGCTGGTTCACGAAGTCGCCGATGGTGAGATTTTTCGGCATCGCTTCCGCCTTTGCGCGAAGGTTTGCGAAGCGTTGCACAAATGCTGGAATTGCCGTCGGCAGCATCGCCAACGGCTGCGAGAAAATGGATTCTGGAATGTTGATCATGGTTCGGTTGCGTCGTTTTCTTCTGGGTCAGTTTGCGCCGGTAGCTGTTGAGTTGTTTGCCCAGCAATTTGTAACGTGATGGGCCTGCGGACACCGCCGTCTTTCTGCCAAGCATTTGCTACCGGCTGAGATTTCTTCGGCAGTTTGAGCGCATCGCGGAATGTGTCCTCGTCATCCTCCTGCGGTGTGATTGCGCCAGCGCGAACTGCCACTCCGTATGCGTCCGCCTTTTGTTTCACGGCCTGTGAGTTTGCCATATCTTCTTCGTGCTGACTTGGCGAAGATTCCGTTTGCGTGCCTTGTGCGTCCATTGCTCCGCTGCCGGGCGGGAGCGATCGCCACATGGAGCGAATCCAAATCGTTTCCGATTCGGACAATCCTTTTTCCTGCGCTCGCCTTTTCAGGTGCTCGAGAAACTCAATCGGCTCCTCGATCCACTGCTCCATGTGCGGGCGATAGTCCTCGCCTTGTTCGTCATAGACTGAGCGCATATTCGCCAGCCCGTTGTTGATTTCCTCGATGCGCGCTTTCGCGTCCCGTCCGTTGTCGAGCGTCACGCGCCGCGGGCGACGGTAGCTTATTGCATCGCGCCAGCCTTCGGGCGGTGCGGGCAGGAGTCCGCTTGCAACGCGCCACTCGATGAATCGGATGATGAGCTTCTCGAACCAGCCGTAAATCACTTTGTCCGCTAGAAGCGAGAAAGCTGCATCCGCCTGCGCGAAGATACCGCGTGCGTTTGCTCCGCCTAGCTTGTCGCGGCTCCAGAAAAACTCGATTGGCACGCCGGTTGCCGCTGCCGCGTCACGAAGCAAAAGGTCGGTGACGTATTCGTTCACGAGCGGCGATGGAGTGTTGCCGGAAATCAGTTGAACGTCACCGTCTGCGCCGAGTCGGGCGATTGCTGCTCCCGCACCTTGGTAGAGGTTTTCGACGGCCTGCGTGTCTGCCGCATCTGCCTCGCCATCATTGGAGAGTTTTGCGAATGCGCCGCGTCCTGCGCGTGCCTTCGTTCCTTTGAGCACGAGAGAAATCAGCCGTTGCGTTTTGGCTGTCTTGGTTTCGAGCCGTTTGAGTTCGTGGATGTCCACGAGGTTGTTGACGCCCGGCGCGAGCGGCGAAACGCCACGCGATTGATTTGTGCCGTGCGCTTCGAAAATATGCGCCACGTCGCGGGCGTCGTATGGCGCGTAATTGTCAGCCGAGAGCTTCACGAAGTAGCGGACTGCGCGGCCAAAGTCGCCGATTTCAATTCCGTCGTGAACGGGCACTTTTGCGGTCGGCGGAGTCGCAACGTCATTCGGGTCGATTGCGTAAAATGCGGGGCACTCTCCAACGCCATTTTTCGGCGACGGGAAGTCAGGGTTTTCCGAATGCAGAACGAACGCCTCGCCGACGATTACAAGCTGCTCCGCGATGTGCGCCTGCATTTCGTATGCGTTCCGCCGTCCGGCCACGTCGCATTGAGACGGCGAGAGTAGGTAGTGCTCCGCTGCGAGCGTTGCCGCTCGATTCCATTCTTTGTCGGGCGTGTTGAACGCCGGAATGATACCCTTCCCTACGGTGTGCCGGGCAATGCCTTTTCCCCACTCCTGCACGATGCCGAAGTTTTGCCGGCACCATTGCACTTTCTCGACGATGCGCTTTCGCGTGAACGCTGACAAATAAAGGCGGGAGTCGTCCGGCGCGACGAATAGCACGTTGCTTCGGTCGATGCTCGCGGTGACAGTCTCCGCGTAGCTGCGCGTCCCGTTCCCGAGTTTGGCTGGTTTCTTCTTCGGCTTCATTGATTTGACGCGACGATGTTTTGAAACGACGGCACCGTGAACACCGGATTTCCGTCCGTGTCATCGGTAGTCCTGAGCGCGTCCCGGCAAGCCTTCGCGACGGTCGCCGCGTCCATGCCGATTTGCATGGTGTAGCTCTTGCCGTTTCGAGATCCGCTTGTCATTGAGTCGATGACTCCGCCGCCTGCCACGATTTTCGCCTTTGCGGACGCGAGTAAATCCGTGACGAATGACTCGTTTCCGTCGTCAATTTCGTCGATGAGAAAGCTGGTAAACTCTGCCAGAGATAGCGTCGCCATTTCTGGCGTGCTCTTGTCAAAAGGTTACTTCATCCCCGCCGCAATAAACGCCTTTGCCTCAACTCTCAACTTCTCCACCTTTTCTGTCCGCGTGAGAAAGTCGATGATGTATTCCCTGCCCCACTCCGCGACGGGCTTTTCGCTGATGGTGAATGTGAGTTTGAACGGCGGCGGCGGGAGGTCCGGCTTCACGGTCGGCTCCGGTTGCGGGAGAAGTTCCGCGTGACGGTAGGCGTTCGTGAGCGCAAGCGGTGTTTGGTCCTCCGTGAAGAAAACCCTGTCCCGGTTAATCCACTGTTGCCGGTATCGGTCTGCCGTCGATTGTGAGATTCCAAGGTTGAGCTTGGCGAATACTTCCGGCCACGACGTGCCCTTGTGCCGGTTGTGGATCTCTTCGAGAAGCTGCCCGAGTTGCGCGGAGGATTTTAATGCCATTGCAATGCTCGCCATTGCCGCCGGCATCACTTCGCTTTCGTGCTTCGGGAGCTTCGCGAGGATGATGTTGATGACTTCGGTTTCCGGGAGTCCACGAAGCTCTTTGTCGTCGTAGAAGCCGAGGGTGAGTTGTTGGTTTGTGTTGGTGTTCATGGTGTAAAAAAGTTGAGTCTGCGGACAAATCTCCGGTCGGTTCCGTCCCGTTCCTTCCGCTTTCCGCGTCGCCGTTCTGCGGCCTCTTGGCAGTAGTCTTCCGCTTTGTCTGCCGGGTTACTGATGCCCGGATGGAGTGCTTTGATTTGCCGATACGTGTGCGAAACGCTTGCGCGAGTCAGTCCAAACGCCTCCCCGATTTCCTGCACGCTCCGTCCTTCGATGCCGAGTAGCCTGCCGTAAAGCGTCGCACGAATAGCGAAGCGTTTATCGTCGTCGGCTGAAATGAGACGAAGCATTTCGC